AACTATATGAATGCCAAAAGGAAAAGGTGAAGGTAATACATGACAATAGAAAAGTTATCCTTATGGAAGGTCGTCAACAAGGTAAGACGACAACTAGTGCAGCATATATTCTCTGGTATACCTTATTTCAGGAATCGAAACAAGTCGCGATCTTGGCAAACAAAGCCACCGCCGCCCGTGAGGTCTTATACCGGTATCAGTTGATGTATGAGAACCTTCCAATATGGTTACAGCAAGGCGTAACTACATGGAACAAGGGTGACATCGAACTAGAAAACAATTCTAAAGTATTTACAGCGGCAACGACATCTTCTGGTATCCGCGGTAAGTCTGTTAACATGCTATATGTGGATGAGGCAGCAATCATCCCGAACAACGTAGCAGAAGACTTCTTTACTTCAGTTTATCCTACGATATCTGCAGGTGAAACGACAAAGATCTTATTGAGTTCTACACCATTAGGTTATAACCACTTTTGGAAGTTTTGGAACGATGCTGAGAATAAACGTAATGACTTCATCCCTTTATTCATACCATATAATAAGATCCCTGGTAGGGATGAGAAGTGGGCAGAGGAACAAAGGAGACAGCTTGGTGAACTAAAATACAACCAAGAGGTTATGTGTAACTTCCTTGGTTCTGCACTCACTCTGGTGCGTGCCGATGTGATCGGGAGACTATCTGCGGGCTTCATTATACATAGTAAGGATGGTCTTGATGTGTATGAAAAACCTATTAAAGATCATAGTTATGTATTAGTGGCAGATACCGCTAAGGGTGTAGGTGGAGACTTCTCATCGTTTTCTATTATAGACGTATCACAAGCTCCATATAAACAAGTAGCAAAATATAGAGACAATACCATTAGTCCTATGCTTTTCCCATCGGTCATATATAAAGTAGCAACAGAATATAATAAATCATACGTACTATTAGAGGTTAACTCCTCAGAACAAGTAGCCCAGATCCTATACTCTGAGATGGAATATGATAACCTATTGTTTGTCAATAGGGGTGTAGATGGTCAGGTGGTATCAGGTGGCTTTGGCGGTGGTAAAACTCAACTAGGAGTCAACACTGACAAGAAGGTAAAACGAATTGGTTGTATGAATTTCAAGTCTTTGGTGGAAGAGAATAAGTTGCTTATACAGGACATGGACACCATTGCTGAGATCTCAACCTTCATCGAGAACAATAAAGGCTCATACGAGGCTGATGAAGGTTATCATGATGACTTGGTTATGACTTTGGTATTATTTAGTTGGTTGACAACGAACCCATACTTTAAAGAGCTCAATAATATTAACATGAGACAGATAATGTATGAGAATCGTATTAAACAGATAGAAGATGAGCTAACCCCATTTGGATTCTATGATGATGGACAGGGTGGCAGGGACGAACAGGTCCTATTGAATTTTTAGAAACTATAAATATAGGTATAGAGGTGACTCTAGACTTATATCATAAAAACACATAATTTAAGGAGAAACAAAAAATGCCGTTCCAATTATCTCCAGGAGTTGCGGTAGTAGAGAAAGATTTTTCAGGCATCATCCCTGCGGTGGCAACATCTGCTGGTGGTTTTGCTGGTACATTTGTATGGGGTCCAGTAAACGATCCTGTTACAATCTCATCTGAAACAACATTGGTCCAAAGATTTGGTAAACCAACAGATGCGACAGCACAATCATTCTTCACTGCAGCAAATTTCCTTGCATATACAAACAACCTATTAACAGTACGTGTAGATACAGATAGCTATAATTCTACAGCTTCTGGTGCTACAGGTGCTACTAAGATTAAAAACACTGATGATTATACTACTAACTATGCAGCTGGTGAAGCTACAGTTGGTGAATGGGCAGCTAAGTATCCAGGTGCTTTAGGTAACTCAATCATAGTTTCAATGGCTGATGAAGACACATATTCTGCATGGGCATATAAAGACAACTTTAATGGAGCTCCAGGTACTTCATCTTATGCTGCTGCAGCTCAACATACATCACCAACACATGATGTTAAAGATGAACTACACATCATAATCATCGATAAAGATGGTAAATGGACAGGTACTGCTGGTGCAGTATTAGAAAAATTCTCTGGTGTATCAAAAGCGTCAGACGCTAAACAAGCTGATGGTACAAATAACTACTATAAAGATGTAATCAACTCACAATCTAAATATGTATGGTGGATGGATCACACAACAGGCGTAGAAGTTTCTGGTACTGCATTCGGTACAGCAGTTACAGACGGTACTACATACAAAGCATTATCAAGCGCATTAACTAAATCTCTAGCAGGTGGTGTTGATGATCTTACTGCTACTGACGGCGCTATCATCGATGGTTATATGATCTTTGCAAATGCAGAACAATATGATATATCATTACTACCATTAGGTAAAGTAAGCGCTAACGTTGCTGAAACTATTATCAGTGATGTTGCAGAAACAAGAGCTGACTGTGTAGTATTCGTATCTCCAGTAAATCGTGGTACAGGTGATATCATCATTGGTTCAGCTGATGAAAATATTACTGAGATCACTGATTTCCGTGATTACTTACCAAGTTCTTCATATGCTGTATTAGATTCTGGTTGTAAATATCAATACGATAGATATAACGACAAGTACAGATGGGTCCCACTCAATGGTGACACAGCTGGTCTTTGCGCACGTACAGATTATACAAATGATCCATGGTGGTCACCAGGCGGTTTAAATCGCGGTCAAGTTAAGAACGTTGTTAAGCTTGCTACTAATCCCAATAAAACACAAAGAGACTTACTATACAAAAAGGGTGTTAACCCAGTTGTTAACTTCCCTGGTCAAGGTACAGTTCTCTTCGGTGACAAGACACTTCTTGCAAGACCAAGTGCATTTGATCGTATCAACGTACGTAGATTATTCATCGTACTTGAAAAAGCAATTGCTACAGCTGCTAAGTATCAACTATTTGAGTTCAATGATTCATTTACAAGAGCTCAGTTCAAGAACTTAGTAGAACCGTTCTTAAGAGACGTACAAGGTCGTCGTGGTGTTACAGACTTCCGTGTTAAGTGCGATGACACAAATAATACTGGCGAAGTTATCGACCGCAATGAGTTTGTTGCCGATATCTTTATTAAACCTAATCGCTCCATCAACTTCATTACTTTAACTTTTGTTGCAGCAAGATCATCAGTTAACTTCACTGAAATCGGTGCATAGCATATAAATAACAATAGGAAAATAAAGGAATAAACTATGGCAAATATTAGCGATTTTAAAGCCCAACTGATTGGTGGCGGAGCTCGTCCGAATCAGTTTAGAGTGGAATTAAGCTTCCCAACATATGTTACCGGTGGACCAATTGCAGGCTTGCAAGGACAGTTTTTGTGTAAATCAGCTCAACTACCACAATCAACTGTAGAAAATATGCCTGTTCAATATAGAGGTCGTGCTGTTAACTTTGCTGGTGAAAGAACTTTTGCACCATGGACTGTAGCTATCTACAACGATACTACTTTCAATATCAGAAATGCTATGGAAAAATGGTCAGATGGAGTGCAAAACCACAGTCAAACAAATGGTCGTACAAATCCACGTGATTACCAAGTAGACTTGAATGTGTATCAACTAGACCGTAACGGTGCTATCGTTAAGGCTTATAAGTTCCATGATGCATACCCAACAAACATTGGTGCTATCGCAGTTGACTACGATACAGTAAACCAAATGGAAATCTTTGACGTTGAATTTACTTACAACTACTGGACATCAGATACAAGTACAAGTGGTTCGAACTTTGGAGCATCAGTAGCAATTAATACTCCAATCGGTTCATTCCCAATCAACATCTAGTTGGTAGGGAATTAATATTATAGGGAATATATAATGGAAATCTTTGGTTTCGAGATACAAAAGAAAAAAGTCAAACGTGCGCAGGGTACAGAAGTTGTAACACCTGCGCCGGATGACGGCTCTACGGTAATATCTACGCTTGGAGCTGCAGCAGCCTATTATGGCATGACTGTAGACCTTGAAGGTGTTATTAAGAATGAGAATGATTTAATCCGTCGATATAGAGAAGTATCTCAGTATGGCGATTGTGACAATGCTGTAGAAGACATCGTTAACGAAGCTATCATTGCTAATAGTAATGAACAGCCAATTGAGATCGTATTGGACGACGTTAAGCTTTCAAGTTCTGTAAAGAAAATGATAGTAGATGAGTTTAATGAAATCCTTAAGCTGTATAGGTTTGGCACAAAGGGTCATGATATATTTAGGTCATGGTATGTTGATGGTAGATTATACTATCACATCCTTATTGACAACGAGAATATTAAGAATGGTATTCAAGAACTACGTTATATTGATCCAAGAAAGATCAGACGTATTAAGAATGTCAAAAAAGGTAAGAACGATAAAGGTATCGACGTCGTTGTAGGTATAGAAGAGTTCTACATCTATAACGATAAGGGTATCAACGAGAATACAAGTCAAGGTGTTAAGTTATCGATCGACTCGGTAATCTATGCTCCTTCAGGCTTGATCGATCAGAACTCTAACTCAATGTTAGGGTATCTACATAAAGCGATCAAACCTGTAAACCAGTTAAAGATGATCGAAGATGCTTTAGTAATCTACAGAGTATCGCGAGCACCTGAAAGAAGAATATTTTACATTGATGTAGGTAACTTGCCTAAGCTTAAAGCCGAGCAATACGTCAATGATATCATGAATAAGTATAGAAATAAAGTTGTCTACGATGCAGCTACTGGCGAGATCCGAGATGACCGTAAACACCTCTCTATGATGGAAGACTTTTGGATGCCTCGACGAGAAGGTGGCAAGGGTACGGAGATCACAACACTTGCTGGCGGTCAGAACTTAGGTCAGATCGAAGACATACAATATTTCCAACAAAAGTTATACCAATGCTTGAACGTACCTGTATCAAGGATGAAAGCCGATCAAGGCTTCAGTCTTGGTAGATCTAATGAGATAACAAGAGATGAAGTCAAGTTCAATAAGTTCATTGAACGTATTAGACGTAAGTTCTCAGTGTTATTTGCTGAAGCTCTAAGAGTACAGTTGATTGCTAAGAACATCATTAGACCAGATGAGTGGGACCTGATCGTACATGATATACGATTTGACTTCCAAGAAGATAACCACTTCGCTGAGTTAAAAGAATCAGAGATCTTATCTAATAGGATCAACGTACTAAACCAGATGCAACCATATATTGGTACATTTTATAGTATAGAGTACGTAAAGAGAAACGTTCTTAAGCAATCAGAAGAAGAGATTGAAGATATACAAAAACAAATGGATGCAGAGCAAGAACAGATGCAGGCCATGATGACTATGCAGGGCGGGATGCCAGTTGATGGAGGAATGGGCGCAGGTCCAAACCCACCAGGATTACCACCAGCTACTAATAAAACTAAAGGAGAAGTATAATGACTCAAGGCGTACAAGACTTAATCAAAGCGATTGATTCTGGCGATTCACAGACAATCGATGCAGCATTTCAAGCAGAAATGGCTAATCGTATCTCTACTAGATTAGAAGACCTACGAGTATCTGTAGCACAAAATATGTTTGCTACAGAACAATCAGAACAGGTTGAAGAAGAAGTAGAGCTTTTTGCTGAAGAGATCGATACAGATGAATTAGCATCTATCATCGAATCTTTAACAGAAGAAGATTTCGAAGGTCTTGATGAAGATAACACTCTTGAACTTGAAGAAAAATATGAAGGCTTTGCAAAGCTTAAAGGTGAACTAGCTCATAAAGCTGGTGTTAAAAATCCTGGTGCTTTAGCAGCAGCAATCGGCCGTAAAAAATATGGTAAAGAAAAATTCCAAAAGATGGCTGCAGCTGGTAAGATGCATAAAGAAGAAATAGAGCTTGATGAAGGTCATAAAATTGTTCGTAAAGACGGCAAATTACATATGGTAGATGATCGTGAAGGTCCAATTAAAAATACCCATTTAGCTAAAGATGCTGCATACGTTCAAACAAATTTAACAAAACATTTACGTAAACATGCAGGTCTAGCAACTGATGCTCAAGTATACTTTGACGATGCTGACTTAGTTCATGGTGATAAGACTGTAGTGCATAATGCTATACATCCAAAATCAAAACATACGGTTGGTAATTTAGTTGATGCATTAAAGAAACATGTAGCAGGGAAATAATGTTTAATCCTCTCAGCAATATGAATGTATCAACTCTTGGCTTAGACGCTGACTTATTAGAAGCGGCATCTAAGGTTAAAAAGGAGTCTGCTTACAATTCAACTTGCTCCATGGATGACCTTAAAGCTGAGCCAAGCGGTTCAAAGGCTGATGCGATGCCATCTACCTCAATGAACATTGCTTACGAAGCAAAGAAAAAAATGAAGAAGGAAGGTGTATTTGGTGACCAAGAACCTGGTGGTCCTAAAACTTATACTAAGGATAATCCAGTATAATGCACTAT